AACTACGAGTTCATCTATGATCCGATCAAGAAGAATGTGGTGTTCAATGCCAACTTCAAATACGGCACACAGGTATCTTTCCCCGACCAAATAGTTTACTTCTCACTCTAATCGTACACCATGAGCTGTATTTTAACAACCGGATTTTCCCATGACTGTAAAGACAGCGTAGGTGGTGTAGACAAGATTTGGCTTGTCGAGTATGAAGCCGTTTCTTCGTACACAAGCGCATCGGGCGAAATCTCAGCATTGACTCTGAACGGAGGCAAGGCATTCTTCAAATACGAATTGCCGAAGGATACTGCCTCATTCACGAACACCATCACTCCTTCAGTGGAGAATGGCACAGTGTTCAATAGCACAGAGCTTAATATCAAGCTGCGGAAGCTGTCTACAGCCAAGCGCAATGAAGTGAAGCTGCTGTCTGTTGCTCGTCTGGTAGCAATCGTGAAGACCAATGCAGGTGACTATTGGGCAATGGGCCTCGGTCGCGGAATGGATATGACTGCCGGATCGTCTATGTCGGGTGTCGCTCTTGGCGATATGACCGGATTCGATTTGACATTCACTCATTCTGAGAAAGAACCGCCACAAATTGTTCAAGCCGGTGTGCTGACTGCGCTCTCAATCTCCTAACTTCGCACTGTTCATCTTGGTGTTTATAGGTTGAATTTGGCCATCCGCAAGGGTGGCCATTTTCTTATTCATACTCATCGTGGCAGCGTCTTTTGAACGTATTGATGACGCGGCACACTTCATTCAGGGCAATCTTGGTAGTCCTGTGAATCTTCCTGGCTGACCATCCGTCCAGGTACATCTCCACCAATTTTGATTCATACCAATCCTGCTGCGATTGCACCAGGGCGATGGCATCAAGTTTCTCTTGCACATCATCCTCAATGGCCTGCCTTCTATCATCGGGTAATTCGGAAACCAATTCCCAATCTGCAATATCTTCTCCTCCGATGTTGATGCGTCCTATCCTTCCACCAGAGCCGGATAGATTGGAGGCACATCTGATGTAGAAGAATTCGAAATATCCATTATCCAGGGCTTTCTGTGCCTTATCGGCCAGGTCTGTAGCTATCAGCAGGAACAATTCCTGCCGGAGGTCTTTCCAATGGAGCGGAGAGTATTTCTTGCACACCATCTCGCACCAGGGCGCGTTGGCCATCACTTCCATCGGAGTCTTCATGTTAGGAGGAATAGTCCTTTCTTATTCACTCTGGAGCAATGCAGCGCAAGAGCCAGGCTGTTGACACAGTCATCGTGAAGACCTTCCGGTGCATTGTACGATATGCCTGTCCTGGTGTGCTGCCATTCAAAATTCTTCAATTCATCTAGTATCGGGCCATCGGGAAAGATGATTTCCCTGCCATGGATGGCGGCTGCCAGCCCTTCCATGAGCTGCTGTTTTTTGCCGCTGTAATTAAATGCATGACACGCGGGCAGACCCGCTGTAGGTCTTCCACTATCGGATCTCCAACACCTGTGGAGTCAATCACAGCCGGAGTCTTGCCTACTATGCGCTGAATGGTTTCTCTGGTCGCTTTCCAATCCTGCCGGAAGCGGTCAAAATACGCTACCTTCCGCTGTGCATTCAGGCCGATAATGACGGTCCAATCCTTTTTCTTGGCAAGGTCCACACCATAGTATTCCACCGGTCCTGCTGCCAATGGTTCAATGCATCCATTGATATGGTCCATACCGAATGGATTGCTATCATCATCAGCCGGTTCAGCCAGGTATAGCTCTTTGAAGACGTGAGCAGGAAGGTCTCGCTCTGCCTGCTCTACTTCTTCGCGTTCAAGGATACCGGCAGCGACAGCATCCCAAGCGGTAATCTTGTGAAATTCATAGCCATCTTCCCCTTGTCTCGCTCTCTCGGCCAATCTATATCCCCAATTCTTCTTTCCCTTTACGTTGCCAATGAGTTTGCATTTCGCTCTGGTCTTGGTGAGGGTTGAGCGCAGAGCGAACCAGGCTTCTTCTCTCGCTCTGGTGAATTCATCGAAGACTGCTGCATAGACATCGTCACCATAGAGATTATCTGGCTTCTCAGCACTCTTGAATTCAATCATCGCACCGGTGGGGAGAGTCAGTCTCAACTTGGATTCGTTTGCATCAAAGAGCCGGTGAGAGCATTGCTGTTTGAATCTTCGAAATGCTATCTCTGCCTGACCGTATACCGGAGCTACCCACCAGAATGATTGTCCTTTCTTCCCTTGGAGAGACTGCTCAAAGAGCCAGATGATGTGACTTGCTGTCTTGCCTGCCTTGGTGCTTGCAGCTGTGATGGTATATCTGGCCTGAGAATCCAGGATGGCTTTTTGATATGGCGCAAGGGGAGGTCTCTTGTAGTTAATCTTCATAGCATCTCAGCGGCCAGAGCGGTGATGTAATTGTGGAATCCCAATTTCGATGCCTTATTCAGCCTGTACATCTGCTCTTTCTCCATGGTCTTGAGCATGGCAGCATAATTGAAGAATTCCATCAGCGGCATGGCCATTATTGCATCCATCTTTGTGAGGTCTTTTCCGGCCATGCGATTGAACATTGCTAACCAATCAGTGCTTCCTTCCTCAGATCCTCCATCATCTTGAGGGAATAGGTTTGGAAAGCTGCTAATAATTCCGGCAAGAGACGAAAAAAAAAAAGCGCGTAAGGGTAGGCATGACCGACCGACAATTCTTGCATGATAATTCGTGACTTACAGTGAAATTCTTCGCTACTGCGCGATTTATCATACCGGACATCCTTCCATCGAAACCAACGTCTCTTCTGCTCCACAAGGAGGCAGGCAATGATCTGATTGATGTTCTTGATGAAATTGCCATCGGAGGCAATCACTTGAAGTGTGGCATATTCTCCTGCTGAGATATTGGCCGGATTGTCTACAATCCTGTAGGTCTTGCTGCCAATCTTGAATCTGCGCTTCTTGGGCTTCTTGTCTGGGTATTGCCCAAGCCAATCCATCTTCCTGTAGATGGCGATGCGCTCATTGTGTGGAATGCATTCGATGTCTTCAATCGATGTGCCTGACAGAACCGACAGAACCTGGTTCATCTGCTCTTCCGCATCCAGATCGGTGCGCTGTCGCAAGAGGTCAAGTTCGTATAGCTGCGATAGTGTGACTTGATTCCAAGATTTCGGCATTCGCATAATGCAAAGTTCGAACAAAATGGCCGATGATACATTATAGATAGATGCAAATCATCGATACTACAGCGAGCAGCACACTATTGGTCACGGCCACAGAGAAGGTCACACTATCTCCTCCGTACTATTTCCTGCTCTCTCTGAACAATAGGGAAGACCGGTCAATAACCTACAATGTATTGGTGACAGATATCAGTTCCTTCCCGACCAGGTACAATGAATTTGTCATCACAACAGCCACATCCGGCAATTGGGAAAAGGGAGAATATGAATATACCATCTATGCTCAGAGCAGCAGCAGCAACACCAATCCATCACTTGCCAATCAGGTGGCAGAAACAGGCATATTGAAGATAAAATGAAGATCGATCTACAGCGCATCAATTTCGCAGTCGCTCCTCCTCCACAATTCAAGGAGGCAAGAGGACAGGAATGGTATACATATGGCCAGAAGAATGACTTCCCCAATGTCATCCTGAATCTCTACAATAGCTCATCCCTTCACAATGCAATTGTGACGCAGAAGGCACACTTCATCGCAGGGAAAGATACCGATGTCATTGCGGATGGCACACTTTCTGAACAGGTGGGCGCGAAGCAATCCCTAAAAAATGCCAATCCTTATGAATCCTGGCAAGATGTAAAATACAAGTGCGCTGTGGATCTTGAGAATTTCGGTGGGTATGCAATGCAGGCCATCTGGAATGTGCCTGGTACACGAGTGATCGGATGGTATCATCTTCCCTTTGATAAGTGCCGGGTGAATGCTGATGCTTCGAAGGTATGGTTCAGCCAGGATTGGAGCGACCGGAAGGCCGACCGATTGGAGTTTCCGGCATTCAATCCTGAAAAGCCAGGTGGCACTCAGGTGCTGTGGTTCAAACAGTATCGGGCCGGTGAAGGTGTATATCCCCTTCCCGATTGGTATCCGGCAAGAACATACATTGAAATCGATACCAAGATATCTGACTTCCACTACAACAACATCGCCAATGGATTCAGCCTTGGCAAGATAATTCAGATATTCAAGGGAGAGCCGACCGAAGACATCAAGGCAGAATTCGACCGGAAATTCAAGGCCAATACGACCGGCACAGAGAATGCCAATGGCGTTCTGATATCGTGGATGGAGAAAGGGGAAGACCCGCTCCAGGTGGTAGACCTGATGCCTGGTGACTTTGATAAGCAATACCTTCAGCTGTCGGAAACAGTGCGCGACAATATCTTCTATGCCCATCGGGTTACATCTCCGATGCTCTTTGGCGTTCGGGTGGAAGGTGCATTGGGCGGACGGAATGAACTTAAGCAGGCATACGAGGTATTCGATAGGTCTTATGTCGCTCCTAAAAGAGAGCAGATGGACAGAATGTTTACGATGATGTTCAATGCCATGGGTAATACCGGCACTCTCGTGACTGTGCCTGCTGAACCGGCCGGAGATGACGCAGTGGAATTGTTCAAATCCGCTGTCATCAGCCGTGAAGAAGTGCGCGAGAATCTTGGATTGCCTGCGGAAACTTCAATCGAATTGGGCAGCGCGAAGATTATGGCCGATGCAATCAACAGTCTGTCGCCATTGGTAGCTAATCAG